GTAAGAATGACTCTGCCTTTATTGATGTGTCTGGCAGTTATATGCACAAAAGTATTCAGGCTATAGGTGATAGTGCAGAGACACTCACATTTAATACAACAGACTTAGATGATGTGGGTTATGTTTTTCTCAAAAATTTGGACGCTAGTAGTACGATTTATATTGATGAAGACTCTGGTTTATCCTCTACTACATCGATGGTGGCATTAAAGCCGGGAGAGTTTGCGATGTTTCGCTCTGGCGTGGATAGCATATATGGTATTTCCTCATCAGGGACTCCGAACTTAGAAATAACAATGATTATGGCATAATGGCTACGTTTCAAGTACAGATTGAAGATATGGTCGGGATTGTAGGAAGTTCGGCAGATACTTCAAGCGATACTACTGCTATAACTTCTTGGCTTACGGATGGGGCTAAAGAAGTAATTAATGTTATGCCCCCGAATCTTCTTGCGCTGTGTGCAGCAGAGCAAACGCTTACGCCACGGGCAGTGGGGAGTGAAAGTACTGCGGCTACTCTCAATACTGGTAAGGTTTTTAATGTGAGGCGAAGTGACGGTACCATTGACCAGCCTTGCAGGCTTGTGTCTTCTAGGGTGAAGGGCAGGGTATCAGACTCGGACGACATGATGTATGCTACGGCTACCGACCCGGTATATTATATTGAGAGTAATTATCTCAATATTCTTCCGTCGGCTTCTACAGCTGTTGGAAAGTATTCCGAGGTTCAGTACCCTGCGGTGACTTACGGTCTTGATGCAATAGCTACCTTTCCCGATGAGGCCGAATACCTTGTTGTTTTATATGCTGCGATAAAGGCAGTCGAAAGAATTGTAAGTGATAATATACGTGTTGATGAAGATGTTGAACTTGCTAATGCAAAAAAAGACCAATACACTTGGCTTCAGAATCAATACATGACAGGAATAAAGGCGTTAGCAGGATGACATTTAAAGAGATTTTATCACGTGTTAGGCAGGTGCATCCAAATGCTGGGGAGACCTATTGCAAGGCGTTGCTTAATGATTCCTTGATGGAGCTTAGGAAATATAAGGTATCTCGTAGAAGTGCGAAGATTAGTACGGTAGCAGACCAGCGTTGGTATAATATTGGGGATAAGAACTCAGATTTAAAGATTGATAAGATTTATTCGGTGTATTACAAGGATGGAGATGGGGGTTATCGAAAGATTCCCCGCCTTGTGGATGCAGTACATTTAGTTAACATGGACGAAAAATAATGGCTTATACATATCCAGAAGATTATTTAGCTTGGTACATTTCGGGAGATAAGATTGCTCTCGTAACCAAAAAGAATACTTCCAGTAAAAATATATATGAGTCTATTGATGAGTCTCAAGATGATGGGATGCTTATAGAATACAGCGCAGAGCCGCATAAGGTTGAGAACATTTCAGATGTTCCAGATTGTGATAATACATTACATACTGCAATTGTTAATTATTTAAAATGGAAATTATATGAAGACGGAAATGATGAAGGTTCTATTTTGGGGGCGAGGAGATTTAGAAGCCTCTGGACTAGAGCCGTTAAGGAACACGCTACAAGAGATAAAGTGGGTGGTTCAAGGCAAGTAATTCCGTTTTCGTTAAGGTAATGATATGCCCATGTCAGTATTCTCGGGCGGAAAGGCATACAAAATACAAGGAGATTAAATTATGGCGTATCCAGAATACTCGGTAGTAGACGCTCAGAATGTAACACTGGGACAGAAGGGTGCAATTTTTGTAAACGGCACTACAGCAGTAACAAGTCTTAGTGGAGTTTTTTGTGCGATTCAATTTACAGAAGATACAGTTTTTGATTCTGGTACTGGTGGTCTTATAGCGGAGTCAACTCAAAAATGGCCTGATTCTACGGGCACGGGTACTGCTATTGATGCTGATGGCGGTGCTGCGACAGATAGTGAAACATTTCCACAGGGAATGACTATATTTGGCAGATGGACAGGTTTTACACTTGCATCTGGCGCATGTATAGCCTATGTTGGATAATGTTAAGATTAGGATTAAGATTGGGAACGGTGGTAACCCAAACCGCGCGTCTTGCTCGTGACCTATGGGGAAAGATTAATGACGTATGGGAACTAGAAGAGCGGAAATGGGAAAATATTGTTTAAATATCGTAACCATGTCAAAAGTTTCGGGCGGAAAGTTGCGAGTATTAAAAGGAAACTAAAAGGAGATTAAATTATGGCGAGTTTAACAGGAAGTTCAGTAGCAACTAGTTACGACCAATTGCTTGCTTTGCCAAGTGGCGGTGGTAATACAACTACGTTAGTAGCAATAACAGATGGAAATGCTGGAACTACATTTTGCTTACAATTGGCAACTACAAAGGCTATGATTGAAGGTAATGCTAGTACCTTATATTTTTTCGATGAGGGTGGTGAAAAAATATCAGCAGATAACGCTGGTATATTAAGTATAGCAGGGGGAGCGGAAATTGATATCACAACACCTACAGTTGATATTAATGCTTCAACAGCAGTTACAGTAGATACACCTGCTGTTACTGTGACCGATGCTACAGCAAGTAGCGCAACTGAAGGCGGTTTTTTAAGACTGGCTTCTGATGATGGTGCTGTAATGGCAAGTGGTCACAGACTTGGGGTACTTGAGTTTGGTGGGGCAGAGGACACTAGTAACACTATCACTGTTGGAGCGAGAATAGAAGCACTGACAGATGCAATATGGTCAGCTAGTGAGAATGGTGCGTATATGTCCTTTTATACAACTGATGGTAATGCCGCTCAGACAGAAAGACTCCGTCTTGATAGTACTTCCATCATTAGCCTATCGAACAATACTGCTTCTGGCTCATCTAATAACACAGTTTTTGGGTCTGCGGCAGGAGAGAATATCGCAAGTGGTGGTAATAATAATACACTTTTTGGTGACAATGCAGGAAATGATATTACGACTGGTGATGACAATGTTGTGATTGGTTATCAAGCAGGTGATAAAACACTTCTTTCTGGCAAAAATGTTGTTATTGGTTCTGGTGCTGCTGGTGGAGTGATGACAGCGGCGGCTGATGGTACGATTGCTATTGGATACACAGCAGGAGCGGCTATTACATCTGGGGCAGACAATCTCGCTATTGGCGAAAATTCTATGTTGGTTCATACAACAGGCAGTAGAAATATGGCCATCGGTAATTTTGCGATGGATGATAATGACCATCACGCTGATACATTGGCTTCTATTGATAATGTGTTTATCGGATATGACTCTGGTGGCGGTACTTGGGCAACTAATGATTGCAATTACAATGTTGCTGTTGGGAATTATACTTTAGATGATGCTATGAACGGGGCAGTGAACAATGTAGCCGTGGGGCATCTTGCAGGGTCAGGAATCACTACAGCCACAAATGATGTTCTGATTGGGTATGGGGCAGGAGATGCCCTAACAACGGGTAGTCACTCTGTCGCAATAGGTTATTTGGCTTTAAGTGCTGAAACAACATCGTCATTTAATGTGGGAATCGGCTATCAGGCTTTAGGTATTCAAGATGGTGGCGTTGGTAATGTTGCTATTGGGCGGGATGCAGGAAGTGCAGTAACAGGTGGAGATGCCTATACTTTTGTAGGTTATAATGCAGGAAATGGTGCAACAGATGGTAGTAATTCTGTCTGTATCGGAAATGAAACAGATGTAACCCCTGCGGGTGTTTCCTATGCTATCGCTATTGGGGATTCAGTTGTTGCGGGTGCAAATGATTTCGCATTTGGTAAAGCAAGTAATGTTGTAAAATGTGATTTTGATGATGATGCAGATTGGGCAAGAAACTCTGACGAAAGGAAGAAACGAAATATAGAAAATGCTACTCTTGGATTAGAGTTTATAAATGATTTGCGAACAGTTACTTATCAATGGAAACCCGCTGAAGAACATCCAGAGGCGTGGGAGGCTTGGCACTATGAAAAAGATGAAGATGGAAATAATGTCGGTGACAAGATATACGATGAAATGAACACCGATGCAGTAATGCACGGAATGATTGCTCAAGAAGTCAAAGCGGCATTGGACACAGCAGGGGTAGATACTTTCAAAGGGTGGTCTTTAAAAGACCCAGAAAACGCAGATGGTCAACAACTATTATCATCGGGAATGTTTGTTTTTCCACTCATCAAAGCTGTGCAAGAACTTTCAGCTAAAGTAACTGCATTAGAAAATGCTTAATTCATAGGAGATAACATGGTACTAACACTAGAACAGGTAGATGCAAGACTCGCAGAGATTCCTCAACAGATGGCAGAAATCACTGCTGAACAACATCAGTTGATGGGATATAAAAGAGCATTGGAAGATGTTGAGGCTGAAGCTATGCCTAAAAACGGTGAGGTAATGCCTCCTCCGAAGAAAGAGAAAAAATCCAAAGTTGCTAAAGCCGCTTAAATGGATTTTTCCACTCATACTTCTCGGATGTCAACTAGAGCCAGAT